TGATAACCTTTCTTATGATCTTCCCAATCTTCCGCGTCATCTGGATATGAACTAGGATGAGAGTTGCTATACCTTATTCCTTTTAAATCTCTATCCCGACTATAAATTAAAGCCTCTGGAAACAGCTTGTGCATAGATTTTCCTACCCATCCGTATCCGACTATTGCTACTTTTTTATTCATTATTTGTATTTTTTTTAACCTCGTCATCCCAAGCTATCTGTAAATCTTCCGAAAGGGATTTTAAGATCTCTATTTGAACCTCGATATCATCCGGGGCTATAACTTATTACAATCTCAAGGATCATTCTCTTGTATAGCAACTCTCTACTTGTTCCTTTCATGTTTTAGTCTATAAAAATCTCTTTATACTCTCTCTTAAAAAACCACAATCCTTTCTTCGATACATCTGGAACTGTTTTGCTAAATTCCGAACAAAATCCCCATATGCAATCGCGAATTGAACAAATAGTACGAGGGCATAGAATAGTAACGATATATTTAGCCTTTAGTTTTCTGCCATCATAAGGATTGTACTCATCCATAGCCTCTCCTGTCATAATGGCTAATCGAGTACCGCATTTGGGACAAAATCGAGGATATTTAAAACTACTTGCTTTTAATTTATTTTCTAAGTGTTTAGTCCCCATCATTTTTGATCGTAAAGTATCCAATCCATTAATTTACTGTCGGTAAAACGTACCAATCCTTTCCTAACAAATCTCCGTCGCGAATAATCCAACTATGAAACTTCCCGTCCTTATGTAAAACCAAAGTTCCATCTTTAACTACTCCGTAAATCTCCCTACTTTTCCACTCTTTTTTAGTAATCTTTCTTCCAGCTGCTACCTTTTCCATCGCCATCGGAAACGATATAAATTCCGGCTCTCTGTGTAGAGTAGGGCTATTATCTAAGCTATTCATTAAAGTTGATCCATAGTCCATTAATACTCCATTTCCTTGTTCGACTTATATTCTTTAGTCGGCGGTTTTACCCAAAACCATGATCTTGCTGTATCTCTCAAATGCCCTTCTTGCGGATTTTTCTCGCCCAATACGAAATATGGCTTAATATGATATGCGTCTGTAAATCCAGTTACCGCTTCAACTACTCCCATTAAATATCGCGGATCTTTTCGCTTAATATAATCGTGTCCGCTTATAATCCCGCCCACTCTTATCTTACGATACCATTCGGAAATATCGTCTACGGTATGTCTAAATTCGTGGTTAGCGTCAATATAGACGAAATCCAGCGACTCATTCTTAAAAAGTTTAGCCGCGTCAACGCTAAACTTCCTAATGATAGAATATTCCTCATAATCTATCATTCGCTCTTTCGTTTCTTCTACAAACCTGTCGAGCTTTTGCTGACTGACGTGTTCGCGATATCCTCTGTAAGCCTTCCACGGGTCTATTCCATATAGTTTTAATCCAGGGTTTTTTTGACATAGAATTTTAGAATATACCCCCCGCTCTACTCCTATCTCCGCTCCGATTTTAAAATTTAATTCACTAAATAACTCCGCTAGGGTTATGCGGTTGGTATTCGGTATTTCAATCGGTAGATGTTTTTTGTTTAGATTGATCTTATATTTATTGACTATGTAGTTTAGTAGTTTCATTTTTCCTTTTGGCAATCGCATTCCGGCAAATAAACTTCAAATCCTTTGGTTCTAATAAACCTTATAAACTCGTTCAAACCAAGCCATTGTGTATCCGGGCTATATCCAGATTGATCATCATGTATCTTTCCAGTATCTTCTTTTATAACAACTAATTCTGTTTGCAACCTTTTCATTTTAATAACCTCTCCCAAAATCCCCCAATAATCCTCTCCCAATTAAAAAGCATTTTAGCATTTTCTTTATCTTTTTGCGTAACCGGCTTTGTACCACATTTAAACATTATTTCCAGAAGATCTGTAACTTCTTCGCGGGACTTTTCGGGTATGAACATAGCCAATCCGTCAAACCATTTGCGATAATGCGGTTGATCGAAGACAATCGGTTTCGCTCCACAAAGCAAACCTTCTATAACAGGCATTTCGAACCCTTCGATACGACGCAAGCCGGATACGAACTCGCATTGACTGTAATAAGAGGCTAATTCTAAATCACTAATCCCGCTTTTGCAAGTTATATCGTCGCCCCGTCGCAACTGGTGTCCCAAATGGAATACATCTCGCTTTGCTCGTTTAGCGGCGACAACACATTCTTTAATACTTTGGGTAAGCGCGTGGTGTCCGTGGGTTGCGACGACAAAATGACGATCTAAGTCAAACTCCTTAAAAACCTCGCTATCTACGCCGAGGGGGGCGTGGTAGAAATTAAAATACTCCTGTCCTTGTCCTATTTTAAAACCCACTTCGTACTCTGTATCTTCTTTGAGTAACTCTGGCAAATCGTAATAACTCCATACTAACTCTGCATTTTCCCAAAGTAACAACCAATCTCTCGCGTCCGGCTTTTGGGTACTCCTTATACAATACTGGATCATGGCGTAGCGTCGATTATTCTCTTTTAGTTCCGCTATTCGCCCCAATAATCTATCATATCTACCGATAGCATGAATTATATGTAGCTCCGCCTCATGGAAGTATTTAGTAATCTCTATTTCTTTAGGAGCGTATTTTATAAGCGCGTCGTAGACTCTTAATAGACCTCGCGAGTTTTCATTGGTTTTAGGCAGTTCTAAATAGACTTTCATTTTTTATAACAAACAAAGCAACCGCAATTATCTTTATGTAGATGAAGATATGATTTTCCTTTTTTAAATAAATATGGCTCTGAACCTTTCTGAATTTCGCCTTTCTTGAATAGATAGGGTTTTAATTGTTTTGGTATAACTCCTTTTTCGTTTAACTGCTGTAAGAAATGTTTTTTACAATAACGAGGAGCTATCCCTTCCTTCATCTCTTTAGCACTATTGTATGATACCCTTTTCCCGCATACTTTGCAGCTAGGCATATAGCCTTTATAATTCGGATTATTTTTTCCTGTAACCTTTTCAATTAAACACTTCGTCCAGATCCACTTCTCATCTTCCTTATATTTCCCACAAGTCTTGCGTCGAGAAAAATTATAGTAAGCCTCATCTTTTCTTCTTATTAGCTCTTTTTTGCAAATTATACAGAACTGCTTTACTCCAATCTTTCTTAACGCTGGTGGTTTAAATAATTTATTTTTCAATTTCTAACTTTTTCTAACTTTCGGCTTCCATAAGTCCCTATCTTCCGGCCATGTAGGGACAGGCATAAACTTTTCAATCAGCCATTCGAAAGGGTGTATCTGCTTATGCCACTTATAATCAACCATCCAGCGATTAACCGCAGTCGCCCCCTTCCTTAATTGCTTTTCGTCTAAATTATAACCGCGTCCGTACTTCTTTCCTTTGTGTAAATGCGCGTACCACGTTTTTTTATTCCTTACTACCCGCCCCCCGGATAACCACGTTTTTAATCCTATCTCTTGCGCCTCGTTCCAAAAAGTCCCGTAAGTTTCTTCATCCATAAGCTCCAACCAGTCAAAAGTCTTCCGCTTCATAAACCAACAAGAGCCTTGGAATGACATTTCATCGTCTATTTCATACTTAGGAATATCTCGCCTCTTTATTATCTTCTCTGTCCAGATCCTTCCATTAAGTCCAGCACCGCCAAAATCCGCAGGATCATTTGGGAATGACAAATAATTATAATCTATATCCGGCTTCCCTACATCCTGAATATCCCATTTTTCAACATCAAGCCTTTTACGCCTCGGAATTACAACCCATTTATCCTTACAGTCGGTTTTTAGCTTAACGTCAAATCCGGTATCTAACATACAATGTCCGTCAAGCTTCATAATATATTCTCCTTTAGAAACAGCAACGCCCGAATTTATACCGGATCGCATACCTCGCGGCCATCCTCTATGGATATAACTGACAATAGGGTCTTCTACAATTTCCTCTTTCTCCGGCCAGTAGCCATCCAATACAGCGATAATCTCGATAGAGTCATGCGCTTTTGCAAGCAAGTCTTGAATTGTTTTTTTTAAGAAGCGTTCTTTTCGCGAAGGAATAACTATAGACACTAAACCTTTAACCATGAATTATTTATAACAAATAATGGATTAATTATCAACCGAAAGGCGTAGATGGGGACGGTGATGGGGATACGGAAGATGACGGACTGACTGATGGCGATACTGACGGACTCGCCGAAGCCGATGGTGAAACACTCGGTGATGGTGATGGGCTATCTGACGCGCTCGGACTAACGGATGGTGAAACACTTGGCGATACTGACGCGGATGGCGATACTGACGCGCTCGGACTATCCGAAGCCGAAGGACTGACTGACGGACTCGCCGAAGCCGATGGTGAAGGACTATCCGAAGGTGATGGACTCTCGCTAGGTGATGGCGACGCGGATGGTGATACCGAAGCCGAAGGCGATACTGACGCGCTCGGTGATAGGCTAAGTGATGGCGACGGACTCTCGCTCGAACTCGGCGATGGCGAGGACGAGATATCTTCTCCGCCTATTGTATGCACTTGCTCGAAATCGGCTGCGTCTTCATCCCCTACGTTCATATAGACATTATTATCTGTCTTATCAAGATCACGGAAAATACAACCCTTAGCAAATCCGGTATAACTGTTGTCGGGAATAGTATTGCCTTCCGCCTCATATATTAAATCTGTATCGCTATCCGGCGTTGCAGTCCCAGAAGTCTTATATCGAACTACCCTATTTGTCTGATACGGAACTCTCGCCGCTAAAAAATTAGACTCTTGCGTTGTTCTATCAGCCGCCGCCTTGTCGAGTATTCGATCTATCTCGTCGCGCGTTGACTTAATCAGTTGTGATTTTAGTTCAAATATACCCATGTTTTTTCCATTAAAAAAAGCCTTCTGT